AGCCCGCCTAGGTTCTCGCCGTGCCGCAGGGACATGTGACGGCAGAAGGTCGCGCGGTCCATATTCTCTGCGGCCTGGACCACGACGAGGTCATCGTTTTCCACGTGTTCCTCGCGGTGCTCGCTAGTAGTCGTCATTACGGTCTCCTAATCGGGATCGATAACCCACATATTGTTTATCATTACCGGCGTACCGAATCCGGCTATCCGGAATCCGGCGATAACCACGACGTCGTGGTTGACGTGAATCGTCTGTAGTTTCTTTAGCAGTCCGGGGAACTTCCATCTATTGACGCGGCCATAAACTTCCTCGTCGCTCTCGTCGTACATATGGAGGGTAGCTCGCTTGATTAGATCGGGCCGCTTTAGCTCTGCGAGGATCTCTTCGACCTCGCGGCCGGAGCGGCTCCGTTCGTCCTCAACGATATCCTTATATTCAACTCTCCTAACTACCCCGGCATAAACCACCGCAGGTCCAGGCGCGAAGCGCCTGCCCGGAGCAGGATTCTTTACTACTTCCATAGCCGCCAGATGCTCACCGTTATGGGTCGGCTGTGGGACCGCTTTCTGCTGTCTGAGCCAGCGGTCCACGGCCGCAAGTTTCTTCTCGGTACGGTAGAGCCCGAACGGGTCATTGGCCGCCGCAAACTCAGCCATGCGCTCGGCTGTCTTCGGGCCGATCCCATCGATACGGGTTAGGTCATAGAAACTCTTCCAGCCACCATCTGGCTTCTCGGCGTCTATCCGCTCGGCCATTTTCTTGCCGATCTTTGGAACCTGCTCCCATCCGGCGAGTAGCTCCTGCCTCCGTAGCTCCGGCCGTTCGTTCGCTACCACATGCGGCGTCCAGGTCCGTCGCGCATACCTCGGGTCCGGAGGCCGGACGTCTATCGAGTGGGCGAGGGCATCTCGCATTAGCCGGAACTGGGTCTCTGCTTTCGTCGCCTTCGCGAGCGAGGCCGCATAGAACTCAAGCGGGTAATTCGCCTTGAGCCACGCCGTCCAGAATGCTAGCATCGAGTAGCTTATGGCATGGGCGATGTTGAAGGAATAGGTACCAGACGTAACAAGCCGCTTCCAGATCTTATCGGCTAGCTCGCGGTCTACTCCGTAGCCATCGAGTGCGCCCTGAGCGAACTGCTCGTATGACATCTGGAATGCGGCTTCGCCCATTTTCTTGGATATGATGCGCCGGATCTGTGAGACGGAGAACCAGTCGAATCCGCCCATCTCTTTGAGGATGCGGAGGATCTGCTCCTGATAGATTATCTGCCCGTAGGTATCGTGCGTGATCTCGTCTACGAGCGGATGAAGGCTTTCTGCTTTCTTACGCCCATGCCGGACGTCCACGTAGTCTGCGGTCTGTCCGGAAAACAGCGGGCCAGGACGCGATAGCGCATTGACGTCTGTGATATGCATGAAGTGATCTGGCCGGACGTCTCGGTTGACGAGCCTAGTAGCTCTACCCTCAAACTGAAACACGCCGATGACGTCTCCGGTACGGAAAATCTCGATAGCTCCAGGGTCAGTATCGGGTATCGCATAAAGGTCCTCCAGAGTCAGGCCGGCCATCTTTAGACAGCGGGCGATCATTCCCATAGTGGTAAGCCCTAGGAAGTCTAGCTTGAGGGCTCCCATGTACTCCGCGTCATACTTATCGACGGACATTACCTGCACGCCATCTTTCTCGTACACGGCGCAGATATCCGTTAGCGGGCTATTCGCGATTACCAGGCCAGCGGCGTGAACGCTCATTCCGCGTATGTCGCCCTCTAGCCTCGTCGCCTTGATTAGATCGGGATACTCGTCTAGGACGTCCTGCGCCGCTGGGAACATATCAAAGGTATCGGCAAGGGTAGCGTCAAACCGCGAGTCGCCTCCCGACCTTTCAACTAGGAGGTTCTTGATTATCTCAACGACCCAGATAGGGATGTTGTATACGCGGGCCACATCGTCAAGGGAATTCTTCCCACGGTACCGGACGAAATTGCCGATGTGCCCGAAACAGTCACGGCCGTACTTCCGCTCCAGGTATTTCCAGACCTTCCAGCGGTCCTCGTCGGAGCAGTCAACGTCGATGTCTGGTGGGTCCGGACGGGAGATATCGAGGAAGCGCTCAAAAACCATACCCTGATAGCGGAATGGATCGATCTCAGTAATCCGGAGTAGCCAGGCGACAACCGATGCGGCCGTTGAGCCGCGTCCGGGGCCGAACGCCACGCCGTGATCCTTACCCCACCGGATCGTGTCGGAGGTAAACAGGAAGAAATCCGCGAGCCCGCGCTCAAGGATCAGGTCCATCTCATACTTTACGCGGTCGCCGTACCACTCGCGCTGCTCCTGGGACCGTTCACCTACGCGCCGGTATTCCCATCCAAACCGGAGCCACTTCCACAGCATTGCCTCGGCCTCTGGCCGGGAGCGCTCCGACTTAACTTCCGTATTACCCATCGACTGGCTCCGTATCAATCACGACATCGTTGATGCCGAATACCGGGAGATGGGCTGTTGTGCGCATCTCATCGACAATATCCTGGATCTTGCCGGCGAGGTCGATACGCATATCATCATCCTGGGAGATTCGCCATAGCTCGCGAGTCCAGCCGTCGATACCTTCCATTATTGCCCCAGAGCCTGAATAGCCTTATCCGACAGGATAACGGAGACAACATCGGTCGGCCGGACGTCCTCTGCCATCAAATGTATAGACGCGAGCCAAAGCGGCTGTCCGAATAGGTAGAATCTGTGGACGTAGTATGTAGTGCTTACTATCGTCTGACCGTCGCTGAAAGCGGGGACAGGGAAAGTATGCTTTGCTGCATCCATGACTTCGCCAACGCGAGGACCGTCGACAAGTAGCACGTTCATCATTAGCTCCAGAGCCAGGCGTGGTCGATGTTCCCGGAGCGGCCCACTAGTAGCGGAGCGTCGCAGCAGATACACAGGCCGGACCTCTTCAGGATCTCTACGGTAGCGACCTCGCGGTGGGTGCCGTGATAAGAGACCCAGCGGTCATCCTCGGCCAGGTTGATAACGTCGCCAGCGCCATCGACAACGGCTATCACCTGACGGTCGTTATCGTTCGTCCATATCAGGACTACCTGGCCGATAAAGGCGCGAACCGGGCAGATCTGCTCCACGTAAATGTAGTCACCCTGTTTCGGCATCCTCTTTACGCGCTCCCATTCTAGATCCATGGCACATCGTCATCCTCGCTAATCGGGTACCGGAGCCGGTCGGCTTTCGGTAGGGTTACGTTACAGAAACCAGCAATGTTCGCGGAGGACTGAATAGCCTCCATCGAAGCTTTCCGGGAAAGGCCAGTTTTCATTAGCCGCTCGGCTAGCTCGCGGTCGGAAAGCGGAAGCGTCATTGGGACCTCGTAATTCCACTCACGGAGCGCATCGTCAATCGAGTGCTTCCCGCGATGGACCGCGTGTAGAATAGCCTGCATCTCGCCATCATCCGGCCGTGGGTAATGGACGTCGCACGTGACAACAAGAGGCACGCCCGTCTCCCTCGATAGCTTTTCGTACGTGGTATTGATCTCAGACGTCCTGGGCAGCTCCCAGAAAGGCTGAACCTCTAGGAAGTAGTAATTGCCGAATGTATCATAGAACCGCTCGATTACCTCTAGGGCTCGATTATACCCGGCCCGCTTACTGACGGGCTCTGGTATCCCTTTACCGCCGAGAAGAGAGCAAGCAAGAAGACTACCGCTGCATCCAGACAATACTGCCAGTCCATCTCGGTTCGCTGCGAGCGAGCTTCCTGAGATGGTCGGATGATAATGATAATCACGCCACGACTGGGTGACGACTTTATTGAGATTTCTGTACCCTCCGGAATCTCTCGCGAGAATTGTGAGGTGGAACTTGAACTGTCCCTTGTGTTCGTCATCGACGGCTCCGGTATATCCCTCTAGCCCGAATATCGGCTTGACGCCTAGCTGTATGCCGTATTTCTCAAGCTGGAAATGAGAGCTAACGCCACCATGCTCGGTAAGCGCCATAGCCTTATAGCCTAGCTCGGCCGCGCGCTCCACATGGTACCGGGGCAGCTTGTGCCCGTCTCCGTGGCTAAAGGTCGAATGTCCATGGAGATTAACATAGGTGATATCGGCGTCAGCCACGCTCGGCTAGCCCTAGGACACGCACCATCAGGATATCGCCTTCCGCTATCATCTCTTTGATTTCCACATCGTCCTCGCCCGATACCGGCGTGCCGCCGAATCTAGCTAGCTCAGCAGACCAGATAAGGTATGCGAGCATTCGCGCGTCCTCGTCATCGACGCTTACCGGAAAGTCGCGGATCAGCGCCACGAACTGCTCTGGACTCCCCATGGAGTATATCCATTCTTCGCCAGGAGCGACTTGATATAGCGCTGCGCGGCCTCTATCCGCTCTTCAGCAGTCATGTCCGGGATCTCGTAATGAATGGGCTCCGGAGGGAGTAGCTGCCAGAATCCATTCGGAGTCCAGAACCCATAGACCTGAGTCCGTCCGCTTTCGTCGCTGCCCCATCCGGTCGTCATTTCCCGTCGCCTTCGCATCCTCGCCTAAAGGTCTTCAGCTCAGGGTCCCACTGGTACCAGCAGATAAGCTCGCCTAGTACGGTCGGGTCCAGGTCCGGGACAAATCCGGTCGGCTTACCGCAGTGAACGCATGTACCTCCGTCCACGAGCGTCTCGCAGAGCCGGAAGACAGCGCGGAGCGGATTCATCCCGGCTGCGCATTCCCAGTTCTCCTCAAAGAGCGCAGCGGCTATCCACACGATCGGCTTCTGCTCGTCGCAGTACCACATCATGAACTGGTCGGCTCCGCTCCGGCCGACCATATCGACAGCCGCCAGGAAGCGGGGATCTTTGTGGGGCTCCTGGCCGATATCGCTCCGGCGCTTTTTCGCCTTCATGACGGCTCGCCTAGCTCTCCCCACTTAGAGCCCTCGCATCGCTTGCGCCAGTAGAACCCAGCGAAGTTGATAATGTCGATCGCGGAGTCACCATCGAAGTCGTTGTGACGCCAGGAATGGAACTTGATTCGCCCGGCCTTGTTGAGGATGTCGTGGACGAGACCTTTCCAGCCCTTGCTCTGCCAGGTCGCGCCTTCCGGATCGTACCCACGCTCGCACATAACCGAGAGCGCGAGCGCGAACGGCCCGGCTAGCTGCCCTATGGCGTCCGGCGTCGGCGTGAGACCGATCGCCTTGAGGAAGTCGTGCGCCGCGTCTCGGTCGGCCGTCTCCTGCGCTTCTGACTCTATTAGGCTCATAGCCTGTATCCTTCCCTGACTTGTTCCTCGGTCCACATACCGTCTAGCTCCGACGTCTCCGGCCAGTTACACGTCCGGCAGCGGAGTAGGACGATTGTGGTATTGCTATCTGGTATACGCGGATGCGGAGCGCGGCGTGCCGGCCTCTGGATGCCTAGGATCTCCCAGTGATGTACGTGCGGCGGCTCGGAGAGCCTCGCTAGCGCGTTCGCGATAACCGTCTGGTCTACGATCGGAAAGCGTGGCTGCGATCCTTCCTCGGCCATGTTACGCCTTCCTTGCGGCTCCGTACGATAGTGCCTCGTGTGGGTGAATGTCATCCCAGGTCTCCGGCCGGTCGCCTTTCTTGTGGTGGGCTTCCACGCGGTCGCGAATCGAACAGAACCGGTCGGCCGGTCCCATGAATTCGCATCGGCCCGTCTGGTAGCAGACCGGGCGGAACATCCGCACGATTGCTTCCTGCTGCCAGCGGTCCTCTTCTGGGCCGTACGCGAGGATGGCCTTAATCATCTCGGCCCAGACTTGCTTCCATTCGTACTGGGCCTGGGAGCAGAGCCGGAGCCCGGCATGCTCGATGAGGTTCCGGAGGTTCGTCCGGTAGTGGACGCGGGTGGCGATGTTCGTCGGGAGGATTCCGCGAGCGTCCTCGGCGGGTACGCCCCCATTCACCATCCGGTTATAGCTCGCGGCTATGTACCGGGCGGTAGTCCGCCATTCGACTCGCAGAGGATGGTACTCCGCGAGCCGGGCGATGTACTCCGGCATCACGATTTCCATCTCGGCGTTCTCTTTGACCGCGAACCGCATCGACTCCTGAACGAACGTCGCCGTGCGCTGCCGGACAAGCTGGTGCGTGAACGCGCGGGTGACTCCTTCGATATAGAACGAGAAGTTGACCCATTCGAGCGGAGCCGGGAGCCCGCGCGCCTTGAGCGCTCCGTGGTACCACTCCATCGCCTGTTCCCTGGTGACCTCGGTGGGGTCCGGGAAGATTCCGCCTCGGTACTGTTCGCTGACCGCCGCAACGAGCCGGAGCGGATTCGCCGTCATGTCGCTGAGGACTACGGTCGGCCCGGTACCGTCGATTGGCTTCGCGGAGTACATCGCGCGGTCGGCCCATCGGACGGGCAGCGCGCTTCCCGTCGCCTCTGGGTGCCGGACGTACTGCTCATGCAGGGTGCACCAGTAGCCGGTCGGCGGCATACTTTCCGGAGGCGCGAGATACTCGTTACAGACGGACCCATCTTCATGGATCCATCCTCCTATTGCCTTATTCATATCGAGTCGTCCTCTTTCCGGTTCGCCTCAAGCATTCGCATATACGTCCGGGTAAGCCTGCCCTGGATAATGCCGCTGCTCTGATGAATGTCTTTGGTGAAATGCTGAATTGCTAGGATAGCCGTTAGCGCGGTATCCGCTAGCTCATCCAGCATCTTATTATACCCCTGAAGGTCGGTACCTTTCCTGGGGTTCTGACCGGTCGCGCCGATGTGGTCCTGAATGGCTTTTCCGAGAGCCTTTGTTATCTCGCTGATTCGCCGGAGGTCCTGTGCCGTGGCGTCCTCCGGTAGCTCTTCCAGAGCCTCGGAAAGTTCCTCAGCGACCTTCGACAAGCGCGCCCAGTCCTGTGCTAGCGGCTGATCCGTGTACATGCCGGATACCGCGCGGTCTAGCCAGGCGTCGATATCGCGAATCGACTGCCAGTCAATCGTATCGTCGGCGTAGCTCATCAGTTCTCCTGTGGATCCGGAGCTTCAAATGTGACATCCGCCATTTCACGGAATACGTGCGCCAGGTCGCGTTTGCTGAACGTCTTGTTGTTGGGAAGCCAGAAGGTGATGGCGCTGCGGTCATCGTCCTCCGGCGTGTGGTGAAGAATGTCCGGGCTCGCGAGGTACATGCGCACGCCGTAGTAGGTAATGCCGGTGTCTGCAGTCTTACTGACTAGCTCGACTTCGCGGGTAAGCTCCTGCGAATAGACGTTGATGCGCATTACGACCTTCCTCCATTGATGTCGATGATAGAGCCCGTCATCTGATCCGGTCCCATCAGGACCCAGATAACGGTCTCGGCTACCTCGTCGCGGGTAGCGCGCTTTCTGGTCGGGACATTCTGCTTTTCGTAATTGCGAGCCTGATCCGGAGTCCATCCACGGAAGATCGGAATGGTTGAATCGATGTAGGCCGTCATAGGCGTCCCATCGACCATACCGGGCGAGACCGCGTTGATCCTGTGGAGCGGCGCTAGCTCGCGAGCGAGGACCTTCACGGCCATGTTTAGAGCGGCCTTAGAGGCGCAGTACGCGACGGAGCCGCGCATAGGGATCTCGGCCGCATCGGAGCTTATCGCAACGACCGACAGCGCATCGTCCGGGAACGCGTGGATGTGCTCGCTGACGACGGAGACGAATCCGGAGCAGTTGACGCGGAAGGTCTCGTCCATCAGCCGGGCCGTTCGCCGCTCAGGCACCCAGGCGAGATCGTTCATGCCCGCCGAGTAGACGATGTGCGTGAATGGGCCTTCGTCGCGCATAGCATTCGCCACGCTACAGCGATCGGTCACATCCATGATAAGTCGCGGCGGAACGTACTGCTCCAGCTTCGGGTACTGCCGTTTAAGCTCTCGCGCGACGGTATCCCCAATACCCGACATACCGCCGACCACAAGAACCTTCTGCCGGTCGTTCACGCCGATCCTTTCCAAACCTGGAGGTCTATGTCTAGCCGGTCCCATAGCTCCGACAGGGAAGTGATGCGCTCTCCCAGAACGTCCCAGGATCGGTTGTACGGCTGGTCGCGGAGATAGACTCGCGAGATACGGTGCTTTACTGCGTCCTGCGTCTGCTCCGGGAGGTCATCAACGGCCGCCACGATCCGGTCGGTACCGACCTGGCGTACTAGCTCGCCGTATTTCGTCATCGAGTCACCCCCATCGAGGACTCCCTCAAAGATCACGGCGTCATACTCGATACCGTTACGGCTGAGCCATTCGCGAGTGTCCGGATCGATATTGTCTAGCCGGAGATACGGCCGGGAAGTACAGATCCATACCTGCGCTCCGGCCTCGCGGATGTGGTGGGTAAGCTCTCGCGCGCAGGGATAGGCTGGCATGAACCGCTTGAGGCCACCCTGCCGGTAGGCGAGCTTACACTGCCGGTAGACACTGTGCTGGACGCCCATAAATTCGCTCAGCGGGAGACCGGGGTTGATATCGGTCGCGGACGGCATAGGCATTCCTAGCCATTGTTCCGCGAACCAGAGGAAGTGAGCGTGGTAGTCGCCTAGCGTGCCGTCGATATCGACCGCGATTACCGGCTTGCCTTCGCCGGTACGGAATGATGTATTCAAGCGAGCCTCCGGGTATGTTGCTACCATCTAATTGATAACTACTTTCCTTGCTAGGTCTGAGGTGATGAGGTCGAATGCGGTATCCAGGAAGATATCATCGACCTTCTCATATACGGAGGCTACCCGGATAACACGGTTCAGGATAACGAAATGGTGAACCGTGTAGAACGACAGGCCTTTACCTTCCGTCCGGATCTGGATGTTATGGGAGGGCTCTACTTCGCGGATCTCGCCGCGAGCCGGGCCGTCGATACATAGCACGTTCATCATCGTACCAGCTCCATTACCTCCGGGTAGACCTCGTGGACGAGATATGACTTCTGCCATTTCCCGTACCGGCCGACGCGGTGAATCTCCGGATGACAGTCACAGTCGGTAACGAGCGGCTTGGGCACCGCAACGGCCGATGGCGGTGCCATCTTGGCACGGCTCCATTCAGTAGTCTTGTAGCCGAATACGTTAGAGATCCGGTACCAGTTGTTCTGATTTGTACCGTCGCAGATAATCATGTTGTCGGTACGCGGGCTCTCCGTCGTGCTTCCGTTCGCGAATATCTTGTGATACCGGAATTCGTGCTCTTTCTTCCAGCAGAGCGCCGTAGCCGGGATTGTTGAGATGATCCGCTCCGACCGGAGGTCATAGACGCAGGACGGTATCCGGCCGTCAGCGATCGGCTCGTCAACGTGGATCCAGGCCAGGCCTCCGTCGATGATCCGGCTCCACATCTCCCGGTAGGTCCACCGGATATCCCAGGCGTCGTGTTCGCCTATAAAGTCCTCCGGCGAGACACGGCCCTCCCACTTATCGCCGTAGACCTTAGTCCGGTATTCTTCCGGCGTGCCGATTAGCCAGTAACCGACCTTGGCGTGGGGCGCGCTCTCGTATCCGGGAATTGGCGCGTGAAGATACTGACAGCCGTAGAGACGGCTAGGCTCGCGGGTATTGCTTACGATGACGGCCTCTTGGCCGGAACTGACGACGGCCGCAGCCGCCGCCAGTCCAGCCGGGCCGCATCCCAGAATCGTGACGCGACTCATTGTCGGTCCTTCCTTACTGATGGCCGGCCCGGTAGGGCAGATGCCTGGTACCCTACCGGGCCGTATCCTGCCCATCGGAGGCAGGAATTAGAACGGCTCGCGCCGGAATCCTCTCCAGGACATGTCCATCAGATCCCGGTGCAGTTCCTCACGGAGCCTCGTGACGATCTCGCTAAAACGGAGGTTCGTCCGACGAACCGCCACCGCGACCGCCACGGCCACGACGCGCCGGAGCGGGAGCCGCCGCAGCCTGTCCACGGGCACGGCGCGGGCTCGCCGGAGCGGGAGCCGCAGCGGCCGCAGGACGCCCACCGCGCCGCGCAGGAGCCGCCTCCGGAGCCGGGCGGGCCGGACGGGTACCGCGAGCCGGAGCTGGGCTCCTGGACGCGCTCCGGGCCGCTCCGCGACCGTGCGCCGGAGGCTCGGGCTCGGGCTCGGGCTCTAGCTCATCCTCATAGTCCTCGTCGGCGTCCTCGTCGCCGTCCTCGGCCTCACCGTCGCCGTTGTCGCTGTACTCGGCGTCCACGTCCCACGGGAGCCATTCCTTGACGCGCGGCTGCATGACGCCGTTGTACGGCTCCTGATCGGTGATGATCCGGCACCACGCGTCATCCTCGTCCTCGCCCGGCTTGAAGCCGTCGATAGAGGTGATCGGAGATCCGTTCTGGTCCTCGACTTCCTCCACATCGACCTTCCGCGCTTTGACCGCGCGAATCGAGAGGCCGAAGTTGTCGAAGAAAGGACCCCAGCGGAACTTCGCGTTTTCCGTCAGGGTGACGTTGAGCCAGAATGGGCAGTCGTTGAACTCTGCCAGGTCGCCCTCGTTTTCGGCCGCGACGGTGAGAATCTTCAGCATGGGGTCGTTGCCGCCGCCACCGGCCTTGGGAGCGGAGCGCGTCCACCACATCCGCTTGACGTAGGCGTTGAGTTCGGTGCCGACCGGTGGCGTCTCGCCATAATACCGGTCGAATTCCTCGGTGGAGTATTCCGCCGCTTCCAGTGCCTTGACGTCGATATCTGCGACGTCCTCTGGCCGGAGCTTAGCCATTACAGGTTGTTCCCTTCGTGGATGTGATCGAGGTAATCCTTATGAAGCCTGTGGTCTGCTGCGTGTTCCCCTTTCGTGACGTACCGGAGCAGTCCGTGTCGCTTTTCCACGTGCTTGCGGAGCCACTCGGCTAGCTGGCCTTCTGGGTCGGCTAGCGCTACCTTCGCTGCCACTGACGCCTCTCGACTTCTCGATTGCCGTTATCATTTCGGACATCGCGAAGAATTCGCCTTCACCGACATCCCATGTTCTGCCTAGGGCCATATAGCGGTCCTTAGCAAACCACGGAGGGAAAGGCTGGGCTAGCGCTCGCCTAACGATCGGTCCTTTCATGTCCCGCGATTCCCTCGCTACGGAGTAGTATAGCGCGACGGAGAACTGAGAGGAAACGTAATCGGATATTTCGCCTTTCTTCCCCAGCAGCAGTGGAATCACGCGCGGCTCGCCCTCGGCGTCATCGACCGACATTGATGTTGTGATAAAGATCACATTGAACGGAGCGGCAATAATCCGGCCGCACCACCGCTTGAATCCGTTCTGATACTTCTGGTGGTTCTGGATAGCCGGTATATCGAGGTCGCGCTGCGGGTTGATCGCGTTCTCGCGCTCCAGAATCCACTGCATGTAGGATTCCTGCATCTGCGTTCCGGAATCGATCACCAGCCAGTCGTCCTCGGTCAGGTTCGCCTCGGCCCACTTGACGCCGGCAACGGCATGCTCCCAGTCCGGAGCCCGGATGAGCTGAGCCTGAGATCCCACGGCTCGCGCGCTCGCTACGCCTTCCGTCTCAGTCGACAGGAACCAGACGTTGCGACTGCCGTCTGCTGCGCCTCCGGCTAGTAGGGTCTTGCCGTGTCCGGACGGCCCGTGGAGCAGAATGTTGACTGGCGGCCTACGCGTGGGAGCGGAGAGATCCTCAATCTCAATCGTGACGTCGGTTTCCACCATCGCCAGTGGGTTCTCGCGAGTCTGCTTCGCGGTCTGTGTGCCTCGGCCTCGGTGACGCTGTGTTCCGCGTAGCGCTGGGGCAGGTCCATCAGCCATTGTAATCACGCACTCTTTCTCATGTCCTCGTACGGGTCTATTTGTAGGAAGTTTGACTTGAGTAGTGAACGGTAGGAATCGGCTCCGCGCTCGTGAAGCGTACAGGGACCCCACAGCGGACATTTCGGGCAGTCTTTAGTGGACGTCTTGAGTACCGGAATGCTGCCGTTGCGGACGGCATTCATCACTTCGACTTCATCGGCAATCTTCTCTAGCTGAGTCCGCTGTTCGGATGGTACCCGGTGCATAGGCTCGCGGACGAATAGCGGTGGAGGCTGACTCTTGCTTATCTCTCCATGAACTTCCAGGCCGGCAAACGAGGCTGCCACTTCCAGGTCCTTAACCGTAGCTTTGTCGATTGGTACTGGACCGGCCTTGGGGCTTCCCTGCTCTACGGTCTCTATTCCTGCCGAACGGAGGGCTATGAGGTAATGCTCTTTGACCGGCTTGTTGAGGTAATCGCCAGCCGCATTCCTCGGCCGGGTATCGGGCATAGCCTTCCGGAGGAAGTTGTAGATGATGCCGTCGATATCCTCGCCTGGCTTCAGGACTCCCTTTGCCCGCAGTACCTGGCTCGCGACGGCCCAGTAAGATCCACCCTGATCGTCTAGCTCTAGATAGGCCGTAGAGATCTGAGAGGCCGTTTTGTTTTCAAGCAGCTTTATCTTTCCGTCCGCGAGGTCTCGGAATACACCGTCCCAGCGCGAGGCGAATACGGCTATTGGCTTTCCGTGTCGGGTAATCTTTACGCTGAACGGCTGCTCTATCGAGATGATATGCCACTGGGAGTCTTTCCCGTACGTATTGACGTAGCCTTCCAGCATCGCTATGCCCAGCTCTTTGGCTTCCATCCAGACCGGCTCGTCAAACGAATCGTCTAGGTATGTCTTGGCGTAGCCGATCTCTTCGCCCACCCAGGTCTCGAAAGTGTCGGCCGGATGCGGGCCGCGCCGCTTCCCCTTCATGTACCAGGGAGCGAGAGCCTCGTGGATTCCGATACCGAACCAGAGTGCATCCGCCTGGACGTAGCGCGTCCGCCAGCCCTCCCGGTACTCCATCCACCAGCGCCACATGCAACGTTTGAACGCTGACCGTTCACTCGTCCGGAGAATAGGAATGGACGCTGTTGCTGTCATCGCCTCGCCTTTCGTTGCTGGTCTTTCAGGGGACTGCCCAGGCTCACAGCATCGCGGTCTGGGCAGTCCGCTCAGGGATCAGCGGTAAAGCGGATCGGGTAGGATACAATCCCACACCGCTGAGTAGCCGGGCGGGATGTCTCTCGGGTCCGGCCTGTTTCCGTTTGCGAAGCTCTTTCTCGGGTCCATCAGAATCCTTTCGGAATTCCCCCAACGATGGAACTGGACCCTGCCGGTAATCGGGGAGCCGGCAGGGCCCAGGGTCTTGCTAGTAGGCGGCTTCGGGAGCCCGCCCGGCTGCCGCGCCGCGCCGGCCACGGCCTCCGCGCGCCGGAGCGGCCGCAGGAGGCGCAGCGGGAGCCGTCCGGGCTCCGCGCCCACGGCCTCGGCCGGTGGCCGCAGGCTCCGGCTCCGGGGCTGCCTCGGCGGTGCGGGCCGCGCGCCTCGCGGCACGCTGGGCGATGTTGAAGTCGGACTTCTGGAAGTGCGGGTACAGCGAGCTGCCCAGCGCCAGGAGCCGGTCGGATTCGATCTCGTCAGGATCTCCCACGTTGTCGCGGAACCAGGTGGCGTAGTCGCCCATCGTCGCGGACAGGTCCTTGGTGAGGTACGTGGTGAGGTCGATGTCGCCGTTGGCCTCGGGCTCGGCCGGAGCCGCTGCGGGCTTTCCCCTGCGAGGTGGCATGTCCATTCCCTTTCTTGCGGATGATGTCTTGTGGGTTCTAGTAGAACTATACCCCAGTGAGCGCCGGTTTACTACCTTTTTCACATCGGTATTATCCTCCAGGCTGAACCGGCTCAGCCCGTGATAGCGGAGCGTAATGAAGCCGTTCTCCACCTTCCATTCTTTTGACTTATTCACGGTATCCTGGACCGTGAAACGGATGATCTCGTCGGCCTGCTGGGAGGTTACGCCGTACTGGCCCATGAGGCATTCGCGGATCTCGACAACGTTCGCGATGTCCGGAACGCCGATAAGTAGCTTACCCATGACTGCTCCAGGGAATGAAGCTGAGGATGACGGCAACGAGAATGGCGCTGAGCGCTATCGTCCACACCGCGACCGGAGTGAACCGGTTACGCGCCATCCAGTCATAAAAGGACTCGCGGAAGCTATTCAGCATTTCGGCTTCCTTTCGTACTCGGCCAGTACCTCCCTCATCTCATCCATCGCTTTCTTCATCCTCTTGTCTGCTCCGGGCTTGACGCCGACGAGAGGCCGGGCCATACGGAAGAGGAAGACTGGCCGGGCGAGCTTATCAATTAGCTCCGTGATCTCTTCATCTGTCATTAGTGATGCACCGACAATACGACCATCGGCCCGATAATGACGACCGCGAATGCGATCGCTAGGAATAGCAGGTACCACGGGAATTTCATGACGCCTCCTCAATTGAAAACATATATTCCTCTTCGCTGCGGCCGTGGTACTCGATGCGGATGATTCCTTCCGGCGTCGATACCCTACGCTCGCCATTACTCCACGCGCCATTGAGGGCCGTCTTGGCCCGGCGTTCGCTAAGGCCGTAGTCTTCCATCAGCAGGGTGAGAGCTAGCCTACTGTTGATCTTGGGAGCTGACTCGATTATCTCGTACAGTACCCGGTCTGAGCGAGGTACCCTGATATACCGGACTATGATTGAGCCGTCAGGAACGGCTGTCGGAGTCGGCCCAACCATCCGGGCTATATCGAGTATCCTGAGAGCGCGCTTCGCCGGTATCTGATACTGCTTGTTTAGGGTCTCGACTGTCTCAACGTCGGTACCGACGATCATCTTTCCCATTAGTATTTCCCTCGCTGGCGGATGTAGTAGGTATACGGCTAGCGACTCGAATACGTCAGGGTCATCTCCAGCCCGGCCGATCCATTCATTGTGCATGCTACAGGTAAGACCTCGGACACAGACACGGCACCAGTCTTTAGGATCGTGCCCCATGGAGCATTTGTGGTCGTGTTCGACGGCCAGGAACTTTGACTTGCCTTTCGCCCGGCACGAGAATATTGCGCAGCGCCCACCCTGCTTCTCGTAAAGCTCCCAGTAATCGGCGGCCGTGAAATCTCCGCTCTCGATATTCCGGTCATGAGCCCTCTGCTTCCGTTCCCTGCGCACCGCGACCTCGCACAGGTAGCACTTCCGCTTACCGGCCTCAAGCCTCGGCTTCGATAGCTTGTTGTCGCATCGGTCGCAGTTGGGGTTGCGCATGGCGCTACGCCGGATGCTCGCAGCCGGGGCCGTGAACCATGAAGCCGAGACCGGAGCGGTAGCATGGCTCAGGAGCGGGCCAGTCGCCGTCCCAGGCTCTAAGCGCTCCGGCCGTCGCTGTGGGCTCCTGGGCTGGCTCTGGGCCGCTCTCGGCCTCTTCCGGGCTATCGGTAGTCTCGTTCACTTGAAGAGCCCTTCTGTGAATATCTCGTCGGCCTCGCCAACGATAGCGCCTTCCCACTGGAGGCGCGCGCTGGACTTGATAGAGCGGCCAAAGTCGATGACGTACCCGGCTCGCTCCATTCCCTCCAGGACCTTCCCGCATGGCTCTCCAGCCTTGATCCTGTCGATGTACCGGACGGGTACGTTGCTGAGCTTGAGCTTGAGTACGACGAGAGCGGCCATAACTGGGCCGGCCATCATGAGGCCATACCGTGTGTAGAAGATCCCGTCATCGCCTTCCGCTATCGTGACGATGACTGGGACATGTCCGGTGATCTCGCGGACGGCTACGGTCGCCGGTAGTCCGTCCTCTAGATGCTGGATGAATTCGGCCCGGTTCACAGGGAGCCTCCGTGGAGCGCGGAACGGTCGCGCCAGTCCGGGATATAGTGATCCAGCATACGCTGCCAGGCTACCCGGAGCGGCTTGTCCGGCTCGTTCGTGTAGTAGGGCCAGCGGTCGTGGATGATCTTGAGGCATTCGCGCTCGGCGTCCGTCCGGTACTCCGGCCGCGCGAACCGCGTGCTGATACCTCCTGCGGCGTAGCGCTTACCGATCGGCGCGCACTTGACGTCGCAGTGGGAGCGCCAGAAGATACCGGCCTTGATACCCTGTCGGGCTAGCTCGCCGTCCTCGCCGTAGGAGTGGAGCCGCTCGTCAAAGTTTCCTAGCAGGACGGTGTTCGCGATGTTGAGGCCGAATAGCTGGAAGCCCCATCCGCCAGGACACAGGATCACGCCGCTAGTCCGGGAGATCGCGCCTCCGGTGAAGTAGTCGTGGATACCGCGTACGGCTCCCACGCCCAGGGCTCCGGAGTCTTCTGCGGCCTTGAGTAGCGGGAGCATATCGCCCGCAGGCTTCATGTCATCGTCGCTCATAATGATCGACTTCCGGCCGGTACGATCCGCGTGTAGAACTGCAGCCCTCCTGGCGTAGCCGATACCGCGACGAGGCGACTGGACCGGAATGACCGTGACGCCTAGACCGGTCCATCCCATCCGGGTAATCAGCCGGGCGTGCTCGCCGTACTCGCTCGGCTCGACAACGAGGCGTACCCGGAAGTCCTGCTCCATCCAGAGCGGAACGATCCGCTCCAGGTTGCCGTACCGGTTCATCGTCGGTATGTAGACGGCCGGATCGTGCGAGCCTCGCGGCCTGCCGTGGGTCACCGCTTCCTCCACGTTTTCTTGGGCCAGGAGTACGGATCGAATCCCGGTCGGTTAACGACGAGGATGATCGTTGGGCTGACGAGGATGATGCGGTCCTTGTCGCCACGTGCGGCGATTACCGCGAGGGTTAGCGCTTCGGCCGGAGCCGTCCGGTTACTCATGGCTGTTTCCCTCTGACCGGAGCCGCTCGATGAAGCGCGTCATCGTGTGCACGCGCAACGTTGGGTCCTCCCGGTAATCGTAGCCGAATTCCCAGGCCCAGTAGCCGGTAGCCTTGCGGCGGAAGCTGGCGACGAATTCGTACCGGCTGGAGCGCGTGATGTCCAGCGTGAGATGGCCGTTACTCCGGCCTGGGTTCTCTGTGACGTTGAAGCCCAGAGTCTCGGCTGCCTTGCGGACGGTCGTGACCGTCTGGAGGGGTTCCGTTCTGTGTCCCGTCATTCGCCTGTCCCTTCTGGTAGTGGTTCGATCTCTAGCCCGGTACGGAGCCCGATAAGCGCGGCCTGGTCTAGCTGCTCCACGGACAAGACTTTCATCAAGCGGCGCAGATGGAGCTGCGAAAGCGCGTCCTGAGCGAGAGCTTCCGGCGTGAACTTGGGTGGGTCGAATGGCGGGTACACTGTGTTGCCACCGGCCTTGTTTCCGATCGTGAAGATCAGCTCCATCCGGTCCATGATGACGGCATCCTCGCGGTCCACCCATTCGCCAATGGCTTCCTCGTCGGGCACGATCACGACGCGGTAGGACTTACTCATGACCGGCCTCGCTTCCTAGGGCATGCTTGACTGCGGAGCCGACGTGCCGCTTGACATCGTCGCGCTCGACTTCGGTGACGGAGATCACCTGATCCATGTCGATGGTCTGCGTGCCTCCGTACTGGGCGCTGTGGGTCCGGTCGGGACCTCGCGCCGAGAACTGGAGCCCGGCTGTGTAGCCGAGATACCCCATGCGCCATTCGCGCGGGTACTTCTGGAGCGAGGTCTTGGTGACGATGATGTACTCGTGCCCCGGTATGAGGGAGGTCTTCCCGACCTTGACTACCTGGGCCGAATTATGCCGATTGTGGCATACCGGGCAAGTAGCGGCTCCGGCAGGGCAGTCCGGGTAATCGTCGCAGACACCGACACCGCTCCGGGCGCACCGGACGCAGTACGCGGCAGGACCAGCCGGAGCTAGCGGAGGCTCCGGCTCCGGGAGCTTCAGCGGAAGATCCGGCAGGGGCTCGCCGTAGCCTAGGCTAGCCGCGTCCAGGCCGTCGCGGTAGCAGAGATCCGCAACGCCCAGGACAGCTTCCTCTAGCGCGGGCGACGTCTCGATGAGTCGTGTGATCGCGCGCTTGGTCTCGTCGGATAGACCGATGAGGGCAATCTCCCGGTCGGTCAGCTCGCCCCGGAGAGCCTTGCCGAGAATGGTTGGAACCTCGTCGCTGCTAGGCATGAGGGTTGTTCCTTCCGTGGAATATTTTGATAAAGATCCGGCCGACTCGCCCATTAGGGTAGTCTACCCCGTGGTCGTGCGCGGCCACGAATATCGACCGCACCGCGTAGCCGGTCAGGTATATTGTGACTACTAGACGGACGGCATTCGGCATGTGCTCTAGAAAATGGACGGTAGCGGTCATCAGCTCCACATGCCTTTCCTCGGATTCGCTACGCAATGGGGGCAGTAGTCGCGGAAGTGCCCGTTGCGCTTGATCCGTCGCTCTAGCCTCTTACTGCCAGGAGTCGTCCGGGCGACGACAAAGGGAATCCCGCGCCGGTAGAATTCGTCAACGATCGGCACGCCGCTCGTACCGTCACGGTGGTGGATGAGCCGCGCTTCGGTTAGGTAGCTACCCACGTAGTGCTGGGCCCACATACGAGGACGGCTGAGGTCGCCTATCGGCTCCGCAAAATGGAGTAGGTAGACGACCTCAGTCCGGCTCATGTCACTTGCTCCGGCAGACCGGGCCGCGCCGCTCGCGACGGCTGGTCTCGTCGGTCAGCGGAAGGCCGCAGTCACGGCACTTCTCCAGTTCATCCGCGAACCGGTCTCCGCACTTGTCGACGCCTTCCGCGATGATCTCGTCAAGAGCCCGGAGCGCTTCCGCTGCCGTAATCATGATTGGGCCCTGCCCACCGAGATAGCGCTTGACGAACCGGTATCCGGGCTTCCGTCCGGCCTTGATGAACCAGAAGTCATAATCATTCCCACCGGTCGCGGATACGGTCGCGTAGTAGCCGGGAGCTATCACGGAGTAGTCGTGCCGCTTGGGGGAAGTCTTCTGCGGAGCCGGGCACTTACCGTCAAGGTGCCTCGCGGTCCATCCGCGCTCGCCGCGCTCGATAGCGCCGGCCATCGCCTCTACCCGGCTACCACAGCGGTAGCAAGGTCCGGCGTACTTGTTCGGACGGACTGCCGATTCAGCATCCGACGCACACACGCCGTAGCAAGCCTTGACATCGTCTACGGTCTCGTGGTCGTGGCCTTTACCACACTTCATCTTCTCGCCTTTCGTTCCGGGCCGGTTCGTTCGCGGCCTCACAGAACTAAGTCTACTCCACCTGCAGCAATTACGCTACCTTACCGCGCGGAAGTTTCCCGGCCTTCACCGCTCCCCAGCGCTTGCGCTTGTACTCTTTGAGGATGTCTTCCGCCTGCTCGTCATACCGTTCCTTGTCGATGCCCATACCGATAGTCTTCTCAAGCTGGTACTCGGCCTCGTCAAGCCGGAGGCGAGCTTTCTCAAGAGTCTGGAAGGCCTGGATGGCGTTGTCGGTGTTGAACTTCCGGAGCCTGGCCTTGTCGTCGGCTCCGTTGTCGTGGGCGTCGTTCATGACTGCTCTCTCTCTCGATTGCGTCTAGCTTCCGGTCGGTATCGCGAAGCTCGCGGATCTTGCGCCGGTCGGCTGGGGTCCTCCGGAGGTACTGGACGGATGGGGTCATCACGGCAATGCCGGCAGCGATAGCACGACCGGAGCTTTCAAGCGTATGCCAGGTCCAGGGCTGAAACGGCGTTAGCACGATGACCGCAAGGATGGCTAGCCCGATCAGGACTGTCCACGCCCACGCGAGCCGCCGCTTCACCTCGGGTCCTTGGGCAGTGAGTGGGGATGGATGATCGATGCTGCGCCTTGTCTTGTGATGTTGAGTCCGACCTCTTCCGCCCATGTAGCAAGCGCATCGATTGCATCGGCCTCGGTCATCGTCTTGTCGTTGATGGCGGCGCGAAGCTCTTTCGCCTTCCGCTCCGGATCGCCCGGAGCGTACCCGGTCATGGCGTCCTCGCCCTGAGGTCGAATCCGATGACGTCGAATCCGCGCTTGGTGACGCGGACACGGCAGTCGCCGTCCGCGTCTAGCAGTAGCACATCGCGGTCTAGTTTCTTGCGTTCCGTCTGGCCGATATCGATGACGATTGTGCCGAATTCGATACCCACACGAACGTCAACGCCTGCGATCTCTACCACGGCAAAATCGTCAGCCGGCTCTCGGATCTTATACCTCATGACTGGTCCTTACGTTAGGGGAGCCCGGCTGGCGACGGTGTGGACCAGCCGGGCTCCGGTCTACTAGTTTAGCTGGCCGCGCGGAGCGGCGGATGCCTCCGGCTGAAGGCTCGCCGTGTTGGCGTGGTTGACGCCTCGCCGGTAAGCCGCAGCGTTGTACTTGACATCCTTGTTCCGCTCCATCCGGACCTTGTCGAAGTCGCTATCGATCATCGCGCGGATATTCTGGGACTTGTCCGCGAGGACTAGCTCCATACCCGTGCCGCGCTTGCCGGTGATCTCCCGGAGCCGCTGAGCGATCCGGTGGAGGTAACCCTGAACCGCGTTGCGGCGGAAGTTCTCGGAGCCGGACGGAGGAATGCGCAGCGCGTCCTCGCCGCGAGCCTTGATCTCGGCGGTGTAAGCTGACTTGATCCGGCCGATGCTCTTGCCCCATGAGGCGCGCTCGCCGGTCGCCCGGTTACGGTACATGAGCTTGGGCTCGCCCATCCAGCTATCGGTCTGCTCCCAGCCGTACGCCTGCGCGATGTCGAACCAGTTGAGTCCGGCGTTGTGAAGCTCGTAAGCGTTCTCGCCTAGCGACTGATTGGGGTCTGGCTTGGGGAAGATCGTTTCTGCCATGTGGAGGTAGATCGTGGTGAACAGCAGCTCGAAGTACCGCAGGTCGCTCTCGTACCCGTACACGTAGCAGTACTCTTCGCGGACGTTTTTGTAGCCGGAGCCCTTCATCCACACGGACGAGCACTTACAGAAGGTCGCGACCACATTCACGAGTGTAGACGTCTCGGACAGGAACGGGTTGCCGGCCTCTCCGATGTCTACCTTGATCCGGGTTGGCTTGAATCCGGTCGGGGCATCCTTCAGAAGCTCCCACTCCTCAAGGCCGTACCGGTCCATCATCTCGTTCGCCTTCGCGCGGCAGCTGCTGGCCTCGTTCATGCTCTCAGGGTCGCCCAGAGACTCAAGGTTCTCGGCCTTCGCGATGAGGGCTCGCACCCTCGTCATCGTCTTGCTAAGTTCCACTTTCTCGCCTTTCTCGTTTTCGCCTACCCCAAGTATAGCGCACAGACGCACAGAGCGCTACACAGGGAGCCTGCTAATTACCTCGTTCTTGAGAATTTCCGCGTCAACGTCCTCGTCGATGGTCAGTGAGTTCTGAAAGTACCACTGATTGCCGTGGCCTCGCTTCCACACCATAACCTTACGCGGCCTATCGGCGTAGGAGTGAACCTCCACACGCCAGGGCTCCGCTATCAACCTTACCGATCGTTCCTGTCTACTCGCCTACTCGCGGGCTCTTACCTACGGCCGACGTAACGGCCGGAGCGCTCGTCAAGCTCCACGTACCAAGTTTGGTCCGGAACGGTACCGTTAGCCTTGGTAGTCTTGAATAGGGTAATATGGGCTATCTCGCCTAGCCCGGCTCTTAGGTACTCGCTCGCCTCGCTAACGGCCGACCTTGCTTGTTCCTTCTGAAGGTCGTTCGCGCTCGCGTTCGCCGCGATCGTTTCGCCGTTCCTACGGAACGCAAGGTCCAAGTCGGAGCCGTAGAATGTGATCTCCGCGCTCCATCGCCGCATCTCGTCCATCTTCTCGCCTTTCGTTCTTGCCTAGGGCAAGTATACCTCATGTTTGCTAAAAGTCAAAATCCGGTGACCTCAAACACACGGTAGTTGTACGGAGGGAAGTACGGCCGGTTCTCGTTGCCGTCCGTGATGGACCACGCGTGGGCTCGCTTGCCCTTGGTACCGTGGACGTAGAACCTCCGGCCTTCCTCCATAGACGCCACGACTGCGCCTTCAGGGCCCATGTAGGTGACGTTGGTAACCGTTAGCCCGGTCTGCTCGAAAGCGGCGCGGAGGTCGCTGCCGCGCGTGCCGACTCCCGGACGGAATCCGTTCGCAAGCATGATCGAGGCCGCGATGCTGTAGCTAATACCGGTGATCTCCGAGTACGTCTGTACGGCGCAGTCGCTCCGGTACTGGAAGTCACCGTGCTCGTCGCGCTTCAGCTTGGCCTGCTCAAGACAGTCGCCGCAGCACGTCAGATCGTGCTTCTCGCAGGGCTCCGTCTCCCAGGTCTTCCGGTCGGTCTCAGTCATCGTTCTCGCCTTTGCTACGTTAGTTCGCCTACGGCAAGTATAGGCCATTTTCTCCAGAACTCAAAATGGCGCCACCCGCGTCGAAGTCCAATCATAGTCGCCAGCGGAACAGGCCTACCGCCATACATCACGGAATCAGTCTGAGCAAGCCGCTGGTTAGATTGTGTTGCGCGGGTGGCGCTGCTAGCCGCGTCCGGAAGGAACCACTCAAAGGGGCGCAGCTAACTATCGCAATTCTACTCCATAGATCCGGAGCGCGCTACCGGTTTACTCCGGACCCCATACGGTGTCCTCGGTCAGGAGCCAGACATCCGGGCTGTCGGCCTGCTCTCGCGTCGGCTCCGCACGGATGACTTCGCCGTCTCCGCTGTCGGTCGCGAACCAACACCGGCTGATCTCTCCGAAATACTCGGAGCCCGGTACCGGCCGGAAGGTCGGCGGCATAGGCAGCGGCTCGATACCGCGAGCCCGCTGCGCTGCGTGACCCTGCTCTAGTAGCTCGCGCTCGCGATCGGTCGCGCCTCCGGCCGCCCACCGGGCGCGGGTACCGTCGCACATCCCTTCGCAGAAAGCGGAGTAACGGTCAGCTTTCTCGGCGGCTCCGGGCTCGCCCTCGATATACGCGCCTCCGCAGCGGATCTCCGGTTTGGTCCCGTATCGCTCGAAATTGAAACCGGCCTCGTACTCGGCCGGGTACTCTTCGCGCACCGTCGTCATTTCCTCGCCTCTCGTTCGCCTAGGTCAAGTATACCCTACTTCTGCTAAAACGCAAAATGCCCGGCCGGAGCCGGGCACGTCGCGCCTTCCCTAGAGCGCCGGAGGGTTTACCCGGACGGTCGCGCCGACATCGGCACGGAACATCGTTAGCTCATCAGAGAGGGAGCAGAAGTACATCAGGTCTTCACCGAGGTCTCGGTACACGCCGTTCACGAGGACATCCGCATCCGCGAACGCGAGCACAAACGCTCCAGGCTCTTCAATCCGCTCGATCAGGAAGGAATTGTTAAGGGTATCCGCGTTGGTCGCGAGCAGGGTCACATCGACCTCTTCGGTAAGAGCCCAGCTAAATTCAGTCATTTTCTCGCCTTTCGTTCGCCTACCACAAGTATACCCGACGTCTGCTATAAAGCAAAGCGAAAGCCCGGAGAACTTTCCTCCGGGCTCGCGCCTAGTTTCCTGTGCCGCCCCAGGCGCGGTACCGATCCCACCACAGCCGGGCGATCTCCGGATCAACGCGGCTAACCGCGTGGCAGCCGTACCACAAGTCTGCGAGGTCCTGCCGAATCTGCTTGCCGGTCGGGCACGGTACGTCTCGCCCGGCTAGCTTGGTAGTCCCAAACGTCATCATCGGTCGGCCCACTTACCGCACGAGTCGCAGCATCCATGCTCATCGTCGTGGTCCTGGCAGTCGTCCAGCGACACCGTACCGACCGGAACGATTACCCGCGCGTCCGTGCGGAAGTAGTGCGCGTGGCCGTCCGTGTCGCGGACGATGACCGGGTAGTAGCCGGTCGCGTTGACCTCGATGCTATAGGCCACATAGCTGATCCCTGCCAGCTGGCGTATCTTGATGCCGGCCGGAACCTTTGTGATCTGCATCATCTTCTCGGTGGGGGTAACCTTCAACAAGCTCATCTTCGCCTCTTTCGTTCGCCTAGGGCAAGTATACCCTATGTCTGCCAGAAAGCAAAGAGCCCGGAGGAACTTCCTCCGGGCCGTTCGCCTCGCTTACTTCTCGTCGCGCATCCCGAACATATACGCGACTCGCTCCGACTGAGCCACCATCATCGCGTAAAGCTCCGGCTGGCTCTTGTAGACCGTGTCGTTGAGCATGTTCTCGATACCGCTCCAGAGAGCCTCGCGGGCTTCCTTCCGGAGGGCATTCGATCCGCGCTTCGCGGGCTCCGGGATCGGCTCGCCGCTACCGACGAGGGCATCGTGGGGGAGCGCGTTACAGCAGGGCTTGAAGTCCATCCCCTGCCAGACATCAAACGAGCCGGGGCCGTTCTCCGCTTCGTGCTCTTCGAGGATTCCGTTGTTCCAGTAGTCGAAGCAGAAGTCGTACTTGGTCGGCCAGTCAATCTTGCCGAACTCAACCTGGTCCGACCGCCAGTGAGCCGACCTCTGGTGGCTTCCGCGCTTCCGGTCGCCGCGCTTAATATCCGCGCAAGTCGCCTCGTGGATCTCCACAGTCCCGTCGCTCACGTTGAACGCTATCAGTTTCATCTTCTCGCCTTTCCTCGTCCTATGCCATAAGTCTACCTCATGCATGGCAGGATGGCGAACGATCTGGCAAACTTTCTTTGACTACTTTAGGCGACTTCCGGCTACTCTGCAGCAAATAGCCCTGCACGGCCCAGAGAGCGATGCAGAGCGCAGCGACCATGGGCAGGCAGTAGTTACCCATCGAGCCGGTTTCATGAGTTTTGGCTGGTCATTGGTATTTCTAGAAAACCGCAATCGAACGGCTGCAAGTTAGGAAACCAATTTCGATCGGAAACCAATTTCGAACAAGCGTGGCCGGCTGTCGAACTTTTCCGCAAAACCTCTAGACGTTCTGGGCAGCCTCGGCTAGACTTTGGGTATGGGCGAGAACGAGAACGAGACGACTGAGATCCCCTGCGGGATGTGCGGCGGTAGTGGGAAGTCGCGCCTCTGCCCGCTGAAGCAGTGCCAGCGGTGCGAGGGCTCCGGCGCTGACCCGTATGCGAGCCTTTAGTCTTTCTTGGCGCGCAGGGTCTTGCCGTCCTGAGTCCAGGACAGCTCCACGCCTTCGTCGCTTAGGAGGTCGGCCGTCTGCTCCATCTGCGCCCGGTCCTGCGGCGGTATCGGTGGGGCTCCATCAAGCACGCCGAACTGGTAGCCAGTCGGGTCCTCGCCTACAGCCTGTAGGGCTCCGGCGATCCGGGCTCGCGTCCGCTTGCGGTTGTAGCGGTAGCCGGAGACGACTAGCGCGATAGCCGCCGCGACGGCCGCAAGCAGGCCGCAGGCAATCAGCATGTACTCCAGCGTCTGGATGATGATGTGGTGGTAGATGTAGATCGTTATGGCGAGCCCGACTACAAGGAAGAAAGCGCCCACGGCCGGAGACATCTGCGCGTTGCTAGCGCTCCGGTACATCCATCGCTTAATCATCGGCCCTTCCTGTTCTCTAGCGCGTAGTCGTGAAGCCATTGCTCGTCATCCATGAAGCCCTGCGTCCAGGTTCGCTTGTTCCCCTGGCACACTAGTATCTTACCCGGTCCTTCCAGACAGTCCATAGCCGGAGGGCCAATCGTCCTTGTGAACTGGTTAGGCTGGAATCCTGCCGCGCAGAATGCAGAGAACGCGAACTTGAGGGACTGCCCACCCATCGCGCGGTCGGTAAGGTCCTGGAACATGAACTCACCGAACATGTTCGCCTGCCGGCCCTGCTGGAGAAGAGGCGCGATTGCCTCGGCCCAGATAACCGGGCTCGCGGACGACTCGCCTAGGGTCTTGGTCCAGTAGGTCTTGAGCTTGCCGCCCAGGTGGTTACCCTCGTCGCAGAATACCCAGATGTCACCAAAGTCGGAGAGCCGCTTGCGCTTCTCGCGGACGGCCGTGTACCGGGATTCGAGAATGCCGTTCAGGTCATAGAAAGTCTTCCAGATCTTATCCATCTCCGTGACCGGATTGTCGAAGATGTGGATGCCGGGAATCCCGTGAAGAGCCTCGAATGAGACCTGCTTGGTGTCGATGCAGTAGATGTCGGCTAGTGGGTCCTTGTGGGCGATCTGCGCGGCCTTAACGAGGAAGCTCATGGACTTCCCAGTACCGGAGCCCATGAAGCGGCACCACCACGGAAGGTCTCCATTGTGGCTCTGTACGTACATCGTCTTGTCAGCCCGGACGCCTAGCCCGGTCTCCCGTGGGCCCAGTGCTTCCAGCTTGTCTAGGTAGTCGCGGAAGCGGACCATGTCCGGGAGCTTGGGAACGATGACCGGAATCCACACGAGCATGCGAGGCGTCTCGGTAGTCTTCCAGACGAACCGGACCTTGCCGACCGTGTGCGCCTCGATGACCTCCTGTACCGGCTCTCGCTCGCGGAGTAGCGCGCCGAACGTATCGGGCAGCTGGATGCTGCCCTGTTCCGGGCTCATCTTGAGCCGGGCCGTTACCTCGGCAGCCGAGCAGCCCATCTTGCTCGCGAGCAGGGATGCGAGGACGTTCTTGGGTACACCCTCCAGCTGTGGCTTCTCTTCCACTTCCAGGATCGGCCGGTTACCCTCCGTCATCTCATCGGCTCCGAATACCTGCCGGGCGATCTTGGTTGTGGCGAGCGCGGGCTGGCTGACGGGATGGGTTCGCCGGTAGGCGACACGAGCCCGTAGCACGACCACAGTCAGCTTCCAGAGTATAGCTAGGACGATAGCGATGGTGATGGCGCGTACCGTGTCGGCCGGGCTATCCGCCATACAGCTCAGGATCACCAGGACTAGGATCACAATGACGTTGTTACGGATTGCCCGGTAACCGCGCGACCGCTGGGCGAAGTAGACGATTGCGCCTTCTGGCGTTGCGCGGTTAGAGCTTCCGGCTATGCTACGGAGCCTGCGCTCATCGCCATAGCTCTTGTCCGGATGGATGTGTGCGCCCGTGTGGAACCGGACGAGGACGCGATGAATCTTGCCGGGCCGTCCTGGATGGCGCCAGCCGAGGTACTCCATGCCGTAGCCGTTCAGGATCCAGCCGGAGGCCGTAAGGATGTACAGCCCGAACCAGAACACGAACGGCACCCACCAGGGGAGGTGGAGCTGGTGCATAACAAAGTCAGACATCACCCACTCCGTTCGTCAGGGTGTTCCCTGTAGTAGTCTTCCTTGATGTCTGGCGGGAGAGGTCCGCGCCGGCCAACGCGACCACGGTACTCGTCGCGGTTCAGCGCCCACTCGCGGATATGGATGTCCGGCTTGTGCCGCTGAGTCCAGCTTCCGTCGCGCGGAGCCGTCTGCCTAGCTGCGCGGTGCTGCCGGAGGACGTCCGGAGGTACAACGTCCGGCGTGCGCTCCTGCTGTGGCTCTGCGGGCTCTAGCGCCGGTTCTGCGGGTGCGGGCTCGATGCGCTCGCGGACGTTCCGGACGGAACGTGCCTCACGCTGGAATTCGTCGGCCAGCGTCAGCGCTACCGTCTGGAGAGCGCGCGACCGCGCGACGATGATGTCACGGAGATCGCTGAGCGTGGCGAGGGGAAAGAGGAACCAGCGCACGATGCCATACTTGGGCAGTGGCGACGGGTAGATGGAGCCGGAGCGAGCCTGCGCCTTGCGCCGCTCGTAATGGATATGGATGTCATAGAGCACGACCGCAATGATCGGTAGGCTTGCCCACATAACCCATGCGCCGTACGGCTCGCCGGCCAGCCGGGCATGGAATGTCTGAAGGAAGGCTGAGACGAGGGCGAGGCAGTTGACGAATGCGCGTGGCTTGCTGCCAGACATACCCTTTTGCGCATACTTCAGGGAGTAGTCGGCTCCCACGAGCGCGGCTCCGTCGAAGCACGTACTCATGAAGATGGCGATGAAAGGCGGCACGCCGAAATGGCGCGCGACCCAGAAGAGGGAGTAAGCGCTCACGCCGAGGATCGGCACGAGTACGAGCAGCCAGATAAAGCGTGTGTAGGCGATGCGTAGAGCAGCGCCCAGCCTACTCCGGAAAGAGCCCGTAGGCGTACTATCGGTCATAGGTCCCATCCTTTTCTCCGCTTAGAGGTTGGGGCTAGCCCTGCCCGGAGCGCGGCCGTGCTTCGGGTGGGGCGCTTATGCCTTACGGCAAGTGTACCCTCTTACTCACATAGTTAGTCGAGTCTCTTTCTAGCGGTCGCTTTCCGGTAGGTGTAAGTGGTACGCGGTAGGCGGTTTAGTAAGGGGTAAGCGGTAATCTGTAGGCGCTTTTAGAAAGCGAGAGCGAGTTAGCGACGGTTCGCGGATCACTGCCCGGAATGACGAAAGAACAGCCGTATCTGGTCCGGTAGCTCCGCCAGGATGGCCCAGTCCTCGTCGGAGATGAGCGGGGCATAGGTCGCCGGATTACCGACCATAGTGGCCATCCCCATGATGATGCCGTGGGCCGTGTGATCATCAGGCGTGTCGGCTCCGGCCCGGCTCTGCCTGCGCTTGCGATCGGGCGAGCCCTCCTGGATCTCTTCTGACCGGTAGGTCTCGTTGAAGTCGGGCAGCTGCTCAGGCTTCCAGCCGTCCATGCCGTGCTCGATCATCGAGCGCCAGCAGCGCTCCATCCGGGAGAGGTAGCCGAGGGAGCTGCCCTTGCCGCCATGTTCCTGAATTGCGTCGCTTATTGCCTGGAACGTCTTGCCGCCATTCAGGTTCTTTTCCTCCCAGATCAGCCAGGCCTCGCGCCACTTTATGACGGACGCTTCCGCTGCGGGTGCGTCGAATGCCTTCTGGAGCCTGACTATCTCTGAAATTCTGTCGACCATTGTTGCTCCCGTTATCCTAGGGGATAACCTAATCATAGCGTATCATCGGACGTATGACTATTAAGGCTATCGAAACGAAATATGGCGGATGTAAGTTCCGGTCGCGCCTGGAAGCGCGGTGGGCCGTATTCTTTGACGTCTGCGGCATTGCCTGGGAATACGAGCCGCAGGGCTTCACAGTCGATACGCCGCGAGGCAAGATCAATTACCTTCCGGATTTCTGGCTCCCACAGACCGGGCAATGGGCCGAGGTCAAAGGATATCTCGATACCGATGGTATGCACCGCCTATTCGCGCTCGCCTGTGGAATGGCACAATGCGGCCGTGGGCGGGATCTCGTCGTGTTCGGTGACGTGCCTAGGCTCCGGTCGATGTCATGGCCTGTACAGCTTCACTGGCATCGTAAGCTATGGGGCGTTGCGTGGGTACCGGAGGACGGCTGCCCCATGCGCCGGCCACACGTCGCAGTAGAGGACAGCGCGAGGACGGCGCAGCGGCTAACGGACGGCTTCCCGTTCGGCGCGCCAGACTGGGCGCTGGACGGTCTAGAGCGGGCTCGCTGCGCCCGGTTTGAGTGGGGTGAGTCGGGATGACTCCTGTCGATGAGCCAGCCGAGGAAGGTCAGCCGGAGCTAATCGAGCGCGGTCTAGTCTTCCATCCAGCATCAAGCATCCGGAAGCTCTACGCCTGCCCGGACTGCGAGGATGAGTATATTGATGCGGTCGCTCTCGGCGCGCATCGGCTCCGCGATCACGCGTAAGCGCGTGATCCTACTCGTCGTGCTTGTGCTGTTCGTTACCGGCATCTTGTGGTTCGGACCTCCGCAGCACTAGGCAGGCCGCGCCTCGCGGACGATAGCCCTAACGACTAGAGCGGTCGCTAGTAGGGTAACCGCGAGGACGGCCGCAAACACCATGACGAGAATCGAGCATGAGAACGGCTGGCCGTAGAGCGTACCGGTTACCCGGAATTTTCCCAGGATAACAAGGAACACGGACGCGAGGATCAGCTTAAGCATTTCGCACCTCAATAACCGGGTAGGCTTCCACGGCCCATCCCGCTGGTAGGTAACGGCTGACGGCCGCAAGACGCGACCAGACATTCCAGCCGAGAGACAGGATAGACGGCCCGACCGGAACACCGTTGTGCTCGATACGGATTACCCAGATCATGTTACAAGGTTCCATCGTCTCGCCTTTGTTCGCCTAAGTACAATAATAGCCCGTAAGGTCCAGTCTGGTCTAGACCCTACGGGCTATCAATTAGACTTTTTCAGGCGAGACCTTCTATCACAGAGTCCTCCAGGTCTGGTGGCGTAGGTAATACTGGACCTCGCGGACGTAGCCGTCAACGCCGGAGTTATAGCCCGACTGCCACGCGGAAACCGTTCCCCAGAAGTTGTTGTATACCGAACGGCCCATGTAGCTGTGGCCGGTATAGACGGAGCGGAGCCAGGCCGCCATCAGATCGGCGCAGAAGGCCGTTGACCGTGACACCCATGGATAGCCTCCCCACGCATTGTCGTTGGTGGGTGGAGCCGGTCGCGCGACCTTCACCTGCAGGATACACCAGGACTCGAATCCGTGCGCATCGCGGTCGCCCGCCTCCCTCTGGTTCCAGGTAGACTCCGCGACGGCCTGAGCCTTGAGAGCGTTCTGATCCCAGCCCCACTTACAGGCTGCCCATTCAAGGATCTCGTCGGTTGTGCCCTTGAAGTTGCCGGTTACCTTCGCGAAGTTCCGGGCCATGACTGGGTCCTGAAGCCGCCAGGGGCCGAGACGGAGCTTCGTGCCTCGCGGAGGTACTGTGTGGTTGGCTACGGCGTTCCCTGCGACGCGCTCCGGGGCGAGCTGGACCCGCGCGGCGCAGTAGGCATCCGGACGCGGCAGGGTCGCGCTCTGCGGCGCAGTGCCCCAGTACTGGCGAGCGGCTGGCCGGCTCGTGGTCGCGGAGACGTAGCTAGACAGGACAAAGGTCCCGACGATAGCGGTAGCCAGGACGAGGAAGCACACGGCTGTGCGCAGGATAGGGTTGTGCATGATACCTCCTAATGCCTGAAAGCCCGGAGGTAGTCTATACCCTCCGGGCTCTCCTGCCCCAGCGCCGGCAGGGCCGCGTTGCCTCGCTGGGAGTCTTGAGTTGGTTACTGTCCGCCGCACATCCGGCAGAAACAGAGCGCGTTACCGTAGCAGTGATTGGTGCCGCTGCGGCAGCCGCTGCATACCCAGCCACGCACTGTCGCGATGAACTTTGTGATCATGATAATTACCCTTCGCTAGATTTGGATTCCAGTACGTTGCGGATCGCCCGGAGGTCAGCGCGGATATCCTCCATGACGGCCACGAGGTCTAGCAGGCTTCCGTAGACGTCGTCAAGATCGGCCGTGGTCTTCCTACGCCTCCACCAGAACATCGGTCACACCCCATCGTCGGCTAGCCGCTTCGCGGTCTCCGGATCGATCTCTAGAATGACCGGCTTGCGGTCTAGCATTTCCTTCAGGTCCTCGGTCGGCGTCTCGGCTAGCTCTAGCGTCTCGGTGATGCCGAGGACGACTAGCTTCGCCTCGTCTACGCCGTCGATCACGGTGCAGTAGCGCCGGACGTAAGCGAGCATCTCGCCTAGCTCGCCGTTGACGACGAGGTCATCCATCATGGCCTCGGCCATCTCGATGGTCATGCTGTCGTCCTGGCCGGGAAGCTCCGCGAAGTAGGCCAGAGCGGCTCTCGCTATGATTAGCTCCGCTCCGAGTAGGGTACTCATATCAGTGCTGCCTCTCGCATCGCCGTAAACAGGACGATCAGGTCAATCATCAGATGCTCACCGTTCCATCCGCAGTGCTGCAGAAGAGACCGGAAGTACATCACGGTCCACCACACATACTCGATCATCGGACCTTCCTCCCGTTCCTGATCTGGCCCTTGACTACCGGCTTGAGGAACTTCCGGACTCGCGCCCGGATCTTCCGGGTAGCGTTCTGAACGCCTAGCGTCAGGAATACGCCGAGGATAATTCCCACGACTGCCATTCCGGCCATTGCCTCGCCTTTCCTCGCCTTTGATGTTGGAGCCGCTGCTGCCCTTGCCTCTAGCATGACCGGCCAACTTCGCCCGCTTCCAGCCTAGCTCCAACACTACAATAGTACCTCGCGGAGCGGACCTAAGTCTACCCAGACGAGAAACTTTCTTCTGATATTTTCAGTTCGTCGGGCGAGTCCTGAAGAAATGCTCCGGCGTTTCGTCCTCGTCGGCCTGGGTGTGGTGTACATCTGCTCGCCTAGGTGACGTGAACGCGCGCTCCGCGTAGCCGCGCCGCTCTGCGGCTTCCTGCGCGAGGTAGGCCGCTATGGTAGCCTTGACGTGCCGCTCGAATTTGGCCGGATTGACGCAGTCCATGCCGCGCATGATCCGCTCGGTAAGCTCGGCCGCAGGCGCATCGGCCTCAGCCCAGTCGGCTACTGAGGGAAGGAAGCGGAGCGGTTCTGGCTGTTGCTTAGACATGACTTGCCTCTCTAACGTGGAAGAGCCCGGCTCCGTAGAGCCGGGCATCTTTCCGATCGGTCAGGCTTCCGGCGCGCGCCAGTCGCTCGTGGTCGGCCGGGCGAACCCCTTCGGCCAGTAGCGCTCGTGGGCACGGCCACCGGTCGGGAGGACCTTCAGCCAGTTCGCGATCTTGGTCTGGTCGGCCTTCGAGTGGCCCTTGAAGTGGGTCGCGACGAGGTCAACCAGTTCCTTCGCGAGGACCTGGTTCGTGTCGCGAGCGGAGGGAGCGGAGCCGTTGCTCGCAGCCTTGTCGGTCGCGGCCTTCGCCGGAGCCTTCGCGGCACCGGTCGCAGGCTTCGCGGCCGCAGGCTTCCGGGCACCCTTCGCAGGAGCCTTCTGGACCTTGTTCGCAGCCGCAGCAGCCTTGGTCGCGTTCGGCTTCGGAGCGGCCGGAGTCGCAGTCGCGCGGCGGGCACGGCGCGGAGGGGTGGCCTTCGCGGTCGTGTCGGTCTTGGGCTCCTGAAGCACGCCGGCCAGAACTTCGGCATCCTTGGCGGCCTCGTGGGTGGTGGTCGTGTCGGTCATTTTCTCGCCTTTCGCCTAGGCCGGTCGCTCCGGCCTTACAAGAACAACTCTACCCTATGATTTGAGCGGAGTCTACCAATCCGTGAACTTTTCCTGAACTTTTTCACGGGATGTAGCCGAGGACGCGCATCATGCTCCACCATGGGCAGTTCTCGTGATGATCCTTCCACCATGGCATGAGACAGGCCGCGCAGCGCTCGCTTTTCGGTATCACGACATCAAGACTCAAGGGAGGCTCGCCTGCGCTGAAAACGATGTCGGCGTTTGACTCCCACAGGCCGGTCGTGGCGGTGTAGATAAGGTACCGGCCGATATGCGGGCCGTCTAGCTTGACGTTGATCTCATCGACCACGTATCCCTCAATAACCGTCTCGCCTTTGTATATTGCACGGACGTAAGTCCCGTTGGGTATCACGAACGGCTCATTCTTATCAAACATCCGCCATCCACCGATCGCCGCGAACCGTCGCCGGTCCTCTTCGCTCATCGCTTCCTCCCTACTCGAATAGGACTAGCTCCGCGAAA